ATTATAATCACTTTTGGTTTCATGCTATTGTTAAATCTTTGGACAACCCGAAAGGTTGTACTGCCACCTTGGTAGGCAGCATTTAGAAATAACGTTAGTATTAAAAGTTCTACTCAAAGAACTTTTAACCCGAAATTATTATGATCATAGATCAAAGGCCAAGATACAGTCTAAGACTGTCGGAATTAAGCCTCCGCCTAGCTGATAAGGCAGCTTTATACCTTGCCGGCACATGGCGACTAATACACATCAACTACAATGAAGAATATATTAAAATATACCCTCAAAGTAGTCGAATGGTTACTAGTGGCATTCGTGCCAACTGGTACTGTGCCGTTAAGTCATCTATCAAACCTTCTACTCCAACTCCAGAAAATAAATAATTCTAGAGGTGAGCGTTTTACTTTAATGTATATTAAAGCATTACGATCAGACTTTCTAAACTACCTGTCAGGTAGTTCTGAAAGATCTGGAGTGGTTAGTTTGACTTCTGACTCTATACCCAAGATCTTTGGGGATCTTATACCTTTAATACGTAAGAAATCAAACCGAGCAATCGCTTTGATTTGTACGATATTATGGTGTACAAGAGCCCTTTCCATCGGAAATCAGATTAACACACAAAGTATTACTAACCCCTTTAAAGGGCATTTAGGAAATACCTTTGTGTTTTGTTCTGATTTCTGAAAAGAACTTGGATATAGACCGGCAGTCAAGGCACCTTTTATCAGAATAAATGATTACAAGACTTTTAGAAGTAAGAGTGGACCTAATGGTCACGCCCTTTCTTCTTCAATAGCCGATGCAATCATTTTAAGTAAGAACAAGGAAATATTAAATCATTTAACATTAGTTGGGGGGCCTAAGCTCCCTACTATTATTAAAGGATTATCTCATCCTACCTTTTTGGAATTTCTGAAAACTCAGAAGATTCCAAACATTAAACTTGAGGGAACTTCAATTAGGAAGTTATCTCATTTTAATGATAAGGAGGATAAGATAAGGTATATTGGGATACTTGACTGATGAAGTCAATTAGCCCTTAAACCTTTACATATTTATCTTGCTAATACACTGAAAAAGATTCGCCAAGACTGTACCCTTGACCAAACTAAGTTCATTAAGTTGTTAAAATCAGCACCTGTTTATTACAGTGTTGATTTATCCAACGCCACAGATAGATTCCCAATTGAGGGAATATGTCGTGTGTTAATGGCTCAGTTACCTGAGAAATATGTTAAAGCATGGAAAGAATTGATGGTAGGATATCCATTTGATTTCAAACAAGGTAATTTAAATTACAATGTGGGAAATCCAATGGGAGCCTATTCATCTTTTAATTCTTTTGCTTTAGCACACCATTACATAATCTATTACTGTTGTAGAATAGAAGGAGTGAATTGAAAAACACTTCCTTATGCTCTACTAGGTGATGATGTTGTAATCGGTAATTCTCAAGTTGGTGAAAGATACATTGAGGTAATTAAATCTTTAGGATTAGACATTAGTATTGCAAAAACCCACAAAAGTGTGAACTTTTTTGAGTTTGCAAAACGAATGTTTTTAAATGGAGAAGAGATTACTCCCTTCCCTATTTCAGCCTTAAAGTCATGTGGTCAAAATAGTAATATTTTAACTACATTGATCTTTGAGACTACCAAAAAGAATTGATTACCAAAGCTGTCTATCCCGTCAAGTGTGTCTGATTTCTTCGGTATCGTGAAAAACTTACCTAGTAGAGTTAAATCTACTAAGGAAAGATTATCAGGATACACTGAAGACGTGTTATTACTAACACAGGGTCAAGCAACTGCTGATAGACTTGTTAACAAGCTTATTCAGGAGTTACTTCTACCCTTACCACAATTATCAACTGAAATATGTAAAAACATAATTTCAAATGTTGTTGTGTCAGTCTTCGCCGATTCTGCAGTATTCAATTCATTGAAGAATTGATCTACTGAAGAAGCTCCCGTTTTAAGTATGGCACAAATGCTATATTTAAAATGAGAAGCTTATTGATTGGAAAGAAATCAGTCATCACGTAAACCAATTGAAATATCAGATATCCCATATGCTGGAGCTGCATTTGCAGTCCAACGTATGTACGATAACTTATTAAAACAATTGGAACAACGTGATTTAACCGGCTCAGAATGAACTTTAGCTATGAGAACTTTTGCCTTACCAAGAACTGATAAATCAATTCTAGATAAAGGTGATTATCTTATAGCAAAGGCTTCATATGAGATCATAAATCAAACTAAGACCCAATTACAACTTCTAAGTCAATTCCCTCAACTATTGGACATTCGTCCGTTAGATAAGGAAAAGGCTCAGGAAGGTGTAATATCACATGGGTCATGGCAGATTGATGATATACGGCCATGCTAGGAGCTTGACAACTCCTAGACTTTATCGCCGCGTAGGG